TGTATAACCTGCTCCTAAATAGCTAAAAAATGCTTCGTTATAAACATTTTTGCCCATTAACTTGCCTGTTAAATTTTGGAGTATATTGTTGATTGTCTCTTTCATACGTCAAAGATATTAAAAAAAAAAATATTAAAACGTAAAAAATGTTTGTTCAAAACAAAAATACATTCTCATCATTAATGCGTCGCTATAATCTGGCGACCTCCCAATCGATTGTTTTACCATTTCTTTTGATATTATTCGGAGCTTTCCGTCGCTGTCAATCTTATCTCTTTTGACCATTTCCAGCTCCTTTGTTATGTCGTCAATAATTGTTTGTTCCTGGCACTTAATATATATTTGGTCCGTTTGTATTAACTCAGCTAATTTAAAATAACATTGCGTTTTTAAATTTTGGTATTGTACGATTTGGTTTTCTACTAATAAAGGCTTTGAATTGTTTATAAATCCTTTGCATCCTTTCAGCATATCAACAACACCTCCTCCAACTCCGTCCTCGTCAATTATTACGTTTGACATCGTTACTTTATATTTGTTTGCCAGCTCTCTAATTAGCTGAGCAATTTCTACAATTGAGGATTTGTTTAATGAAACTATATCCACAACTCTAAAACCTGACCAAACACAAATAACCATTTTATCCGATCCAAAACGAGCGATATCGGCACTAATATACATTTGACCGCCTTCAATAAATTCGTTTGTAAAAACGTTCTGTATTTTATCGAAATCAATAAGTTTTGAAGGATCATTATCATACTCCCAGTTTCCGTAATATAAACGTTGTTTACTATTTTCGTCAAGTGATAAAAGAGATTCTAAATAAGAAGCTGGTAAATGTGGATTGTCTTGAGGTAAAGCCTGAATAAACTTTTTATCAATTTCAATCGTTCCGTTCTTTTGTTTTATGTAGAATTGATTATAAACCCAATTCTTTGAAGGGTTGCACGTTCCTAACAACTTAGGTATTAAATTATATTCGTTTAATTTATATCTAATCCTAGATTTTAGAATTTGCCAAGCCTTGTGGCTTATTTGATTACACTCGTCAACAAACGCTCCAGTTATCTCCAACGAACCTAAGCTGTCAAAGTTTGGATCGGCCGGATACAAAAATAAATCCTTGAGTAGGATTTCGCTTTTGTTATTCCAAGTGATTACACCGGATTGTGAATTGTAGTGATATTGGTTTGACAATTCGAGCTTTGTAGTAAGCTCAAAGAAAGTATTTAATGTAGTTTCTTTTAATGCCTTTAATTTAGCTCTCCCCATTAACCAACGAGTTCCTGGGTATCTTTGTGATTGTTCAATTAGCCAAAGAATACCTAAAGCTGATTTTCCTCCTCCTGCATTTTCGCCCCCCTACAATTAAGTAAGGGGACTAATAAGCAGCCCCACCATAAACAATCTCTTTTGTAAGATTGTCTTTTAGGTAGTAGACTGCATTTTCTTGTTTAGAAATTAATTTCATTTATTTATCTTCTGGTTTTATTCCCTCTCCTAAATTAATAACTTGTATCTTTTCGCCTCCGGTTGTGTGGTCGTTATATTGCATTGAAAGTTTTTTCAATTCCTCAGGAGTTGCAATCAATTTCATCAATGCCATTTGTAAAGCTGGAGCGTTTGATTTGTACCATTTAGAACGCATTGAGACTTTTAACTCAGTTCTATTTTGGTTTAATAATTCTTTTAGCTCGTTCATTTCGTTCGTGTCAGGAGCGAAAAATTCATAGAAAGCAGTTTTGCCACAAGGTAAAAAAGCAACTATATCTTCAATAAAAAAAAGCTTGTGCTTTACAATCATTTCTTTAGCTTGTTCGAATATTTTTTTCCTATCGTATGCCATTATTAAAAGTCATTCGTTACTACTCCATTTCGTTTAATTATTAAACTTGGATCTAATTTAAGCATTCGCTTTATAATTACATCGCAATACTTTTGGTCAAGTTCCATACCATAGCATTTGCGTTTAAGTTGGTGTGATGCTACCATTGTTGAACCACTTCCTAAAAAGAAATCAATAACTAAACCATTATCGGGGCAACTGCTTTTAATAACACGTTCACAAAGAGATATTGGTTTTGGCGTTGCGTGCCCTCCTTCGTCTCCTTTTCTTATATGCCTATCAAACTTCCAAACATTATTGAAGTTATCATGCACGTTGTTAAAGTAGGCACGAGTAGAATAGTATTCTTTTTTTAGTTCTTCGTATTCTTTTTTTAGTTCTTCGTATTCTTTTTTTAGTTCTTCGTATTCTTTTTTAAAAGCGTCTATATTGTTTTCAATACAATAATTCCTCCAGCTTACATAAGTTTCTTTAGTTGGCATCATCCATTGACTTTTATCAAACCAATGGCATCCGCTTTTTTCACTATGCCCTGCCAATCTTTTACAATCTTTTATAGTAAAGTTTGCTTTGTTTTTTTCACTATCCAAATAATTTACGACACTATCCCACCCATCAAAATAATTATCAGCGTTATTATTAAAGCCTTGCACTCCGCACATAACAAACAAACATTTTTCATCTGCAATTGCATAGCTCCTTGTGTTTTCTGAATTTTGTCCTTGTCCGTTTCCTTTATCCCACGTTATTAAATTTCTAAAAGTTGCTTTTTGGTCTGCAATGTATGGCTTTAGTATTTCGCTGTAAATATCCATTAATGGTTCATCAATACCCCAGCAATAAAAAGAGCCGTTTTCTTTTAGGTGGCTAAATTGTAACGCTATCCATTCACGGTTAAAATCTAATAAATCGGAATAATTAAGGTTATCATTTAAAACTCCTTCTTTTTCTTTTTTCATTCCGTATGGTGGGTCATTATGCCCTACATCCGCTTTCTTCCCATTCATCAACTTTGCCACTTGGTCGCTATCTGTACTATCTCCACAAAGCAAACGATGCTCTCCTATTTCGTATAAGTCGCCTAATACTGTAATCGGTTCTTCTGGAGGTGTTCCGTCAAAGTCATCCTCTTCGGCTTCCAAAACTTCGTCTGTTTCAAATGCTGGTATATCCAAACCCCACTCTTCTAATTGCTCCACATCCCATTCGTTTGCTAACATTTCAAAATCCCATTCCCCACCGCTTGTATTGTCTTTTATCAAAAACTCTCTTTGTTGCTCCTCTGTTAGATTGTCGGCTACTATTACGGGTATTTCTTTTAGTCCGGCTTCTTTACATGCTTTGAATCGCATATTACCTCCAAGAATTACCATATCGATATTAACTACAATTGGTCTAATATCGAGCATCTCCGGAAACTCTTTTATTGACTTTACCAGCTTTTCGAATTTGTCGTCTTTTATTAAACGTGGATTGTTTGGGTTGAGTTTTATCTCGCTGATTTTAAATTTCTGCATGTGTTTTGATTATCGTTTGTTTATTGTATTGTATTTGCTTAATGCGTCTCCTTTATTCACTAAATTATAAATTCCAAATTTAACCGGTCTTCCATGTTTGTTAAGAACGTGATTGAAATTGCACTTTACATCTATTTCGTTGTCGAGTCTTAATTTTGAAATGATTGCTGTAATATTTAAACAACCTGTCATTTCCATTAAGTCAGTTCGTGATGCTGAGTTTTTGTTTATTAACTCGAAAAGGATTTCCGCTTTTTGATTAGTTGGTTTGTCTAAGTCAAATCTGTTTCTGGTTTTAAAAAAATTGATCATAATTTATTTGTTTTAAGGTTATTAAAAAATGGAGGCGTTCAAAGTAAACAACCTCCATTTTACTCATGTTAACCAAAACATAATTCAAAATCATTACAAATGTAGTATTTTTTTTGAATTGGTTTTGATAAAGGTTAATTTTTTAATTATTGATTTTGAATGTTAATTTATTTTCCAAAATTAAAATAAATTTTTTAATTACCAAATATAAATTGACTTTTTTTATTCATCCTTAACAAATTGTCCGTCAATCATTTTTCCAGTGCGTTTTGATATTACGTTATAGGCACTTAATAAACATTCCTCTAAGCTCAAACCTTGCATCTCGGCTTGTATAATTATCGTGACTAATATATCTCCCAACGCATCAATAATCTCCTCTCTGTCGTTGTTTTTTATTGCGTCATGTAATTCGTAAACCTCTTCTAATGTTTTGTCGCATTGATCTCCTGGGTTTCCTTTCTCAAATATTCCTTTTTGTTCCGCCCATGCAATTACTAAGGCTTCAAGTTCGTTGTATTTCATTTTTCTTTCTGTTATTGTTAGTTTATATTTTGGATTGTAACCAAAAGGAGTAATCCCTATACTCTGGTTTTGATTGTATTCTAATTTCATAATCCTTTTTCTTTTTTATTTTCCAATTCTATAATGTCTTGAATATTTGACTTTCCCTTTTTTCTGTCAACCAAGTCAACAACTTCTAAAACTTTTTTTAAAAACTCTTGGCACAATTCTATGTTACGCATACGAAGCCCAACATCAATGTACTTTTGTCGATTTTCTTTTGTCATAATAATTTTTGTTTTTTATATTGTTTCCATTTCTTCTTTGCTTTTTTATTTGCATCCTCTAATGCTCTGATATAATCAAAATTATATTCTGAAAATTTTTTATCTATAAAATATCCATCCAAAAAAGCACCTATATATTTTTGTTTTGCTGTCATTTTTTTAGGTCGTATTTAATTGGTTTTGTGTCTTTGTGGTTTTCTGCTAATTCCTTAGCCTCTTTTTTTAATCTCTTTTCCTGCTCGAAAATGTTTTCGTATCTCTTATCAATCTTTTTCATTATAAATTTAATTTGTTGGCTTTGCTTTGTACGATTACATACTGAAAGTCAACTTTGTTTTTTATTTCCGTTTCTGTCATTTGCCTAAATAGCTCCAAACGATCCTCCAGCTTTACAATTTCTTTGCAAAGATTTCCAACGTATTCAATACGGCAAATCTTTAAATATTGTTTATACAACCTCAACTGTAATTCGATTCTGTTTCTTTGGGTTCGGTTAGTCATTGTCATCGTCTTCGTGTAAATAAACAAGCTGTTTGTTTTCTGAGTATTTTTGATTGTTTATGTAATTATAAATTTGCTGTTTTGTCATTCCTGTTTTCTCAGCACAATCGGCAACGGATTCAAATATTGCTCCGTCTGACTTTCTTAATACCTTTTTAAGCGTATAATCTTTTTTTGGTATGTAGTAATTGTTTTTAACTTTTTTTCCCATTTTAATGCTTTCCAGGACCATAATATCCATTTCGGTATATTGTGAATGATGTTTGTTTAAAAGTCTGTGATTCTTTATGCCTGCCTCGGCAAAGATTTGGTTTATGATTTTGTTGGTTAACATGGTATTATAAATAATTCAATTTTGATTCAAATATTAAGTACTCCTCTTTTTTCTCGTATCTTTTAAATGCCATTATAATATGCACTTTATCAATATTATAACATTTGGCTTTTCCAATTATTGCGTCTGGAAATATATTTAATTGATCAATTCGGTTTCTTATTTCTTTTGGATAGGTGCCTAAGATATAACTTATTTCAACACAATTATAATATTTGACTGGCATTTCTCCCTCTGGGACTTTTTTTACTTTCATTTTATTATTAATCTTTTTGCTTTTAAATCTCTCAAATAAGGTTTCTTTTGTTCGTCTTCGCTCCATGCCTGTATTAAATCCTCCAACTCTAATCTCGTTATGCCTTGAGTAATTTTGTCGATGTAGTTTAAAACTCGGTCACGAAATGAATTTCCAACCTGAATTTTTTCGTATGATTTTTTAACGTCTTCAATACTTAGTAAATTCTCTTCGGTTTGCTTCTTTTGTTTAAATTGTTCTCGCTCTCTTGCTTCGGCTTTCATTTCCATGTACATCGGGAACCATTCGCCAAATATTAAATTACTGTCAACTCCTCGCTTTGTAGTTCCAAAAGTTCCGCTCCTTGCCAATTTAAAAAACAAAACAATATCTTCTAAACTTTCGTAAGTAAACTTTTCAATTGTATCGCATGTTAAAATTTCCAATTGAGATTCGTTTAATTTAGTGCTAAAACCAAAAGAGTCAATAAAACGGTTTACTAATATTCCAACGATTGTAAATCCAATTTGAGAATTTTCGTTTTTAAAAGTAGATCTCATAATTGGCTTATCCAAAGTTTTATCAATAGACAAATACAATTCATAAAAACCTAAATTTATATTCTTTGTGATTATCGCCTTAGCTAAATCTAAAGTTTCTTGCCGTTTCTGAATTAAAGATGTCACTTGCAAGTTGCTCAGGTGTTTTTTCGACTCTTCCATTGTTAAAAGTATTTGTTTGTTTTAAATTATCAACC